TTGCGTCCTGGGTTCCTGTGATCGTCCAGGGAAGGCGGAAATTCGTGCTGCTCCAGCTTGGGGCGGTGAATGTGAGCGTTCCGCTGGATCCGTAGCCGGAAAGCGTGAAAGCAAGGTTTGCCCAGGAGTCCGCCCCTATGACTGCCATTGTGCCCGATCCGTTGTCCAGGTCCGTGTCGATGAAAGGATTGGTGTAGATCTGGTTGTCGATGATTGAAGCGAAGCTCTTGACGAATCCGCTCTGCCCGGCCACGGCCGAGCCGTCCCAGAAGATGGGCCGCAAGGCGAACAGGGGGGAGTTGGAGAATCCGGTCCCCGGGTTCTCGTCCACGTAGAACCTTCCTGAAAGGGTCAGGAAAATCAGGTACTTGTCCGTTCCGGAGAAAGGAGAAACATCGATGTCCAGGTTCCCGCTCAGGTTTATGGCTCCCGCCCCTCCGGAGGACTGGCTCAGATTGGCCGTTCCGCTTTGGGAGGATATGGCCGAGGCCGGCGTGTTGGCGATGGGGGTCTGCAGGGAAAAGACCGGGCCCGTTGAATTGTACCTGACCTCCACGATGGAGTTTGCGGCGATGTCCCCAGTCGCAGGATCGGATCCGGAAGGAAGCTTGATGGAGACCGCCCCCAGCCCGTTCACGTTCAATGTGCAGGCTCCGGTGTTCGCTGTGTCCGGCTTGAATGCGAATGTCTGCCCGTTTGCGTATGCCGCCAAGGCAGGGACAAGAGTAATGACGTAGGTATCGTTGCCGGTCGTCGATGCGGCGTAGACGAAGGTCCCGCTCTGTATGTTCTTTGCGATGTCGCTGGGGAGCACCCAGTTGAATGCTCCGGAACCGCCAACATCGGTAGCGGCTATGGATTCGGCGGAGGTTGCAACTTCTCCTGTGCCTGCGTTCGCCGTCGTGGCGAAGGGGGCGGATGCGCCTGCCGCATTCGGCACCCAGTTTCCGGCCTCCCTAAAGACAGTCTGCCCCAAGGTCGTGTCGTAGGCCACCATCCCCCCGGTTGGAAGCTCGGGCAGGGCAGCCAAGGCAGCAGTGGAGCCTCTGATTATGATGTACTCCAGATCAAGCCCTGCGCTGGGACCGTCGTCGTCCATGTGGAACTGCGGCCTTTGGGCGGATTCATTATAAAAATCATACAAATCGTTCTGGTCATTGGAGAAGAAGCGCTTGATGTCGGCTGCGGTGAGGGCCCCTACCTTGAAGCTGTTGGCTCCGGTAGGGATGGATCCAGTAAGGGTCTCGCCAATGAGCTGGTAGTAGATGGCTGAGACATTGCAGTAGACGGCGGAGTCCTGGTCATGCGCCACGCCAAGAGAAGCGTCGCCGGTGGTGAAGTCCGTTCCGGTCAATCTCACTCCTCGCACAGCTCCGGTGATCGTGGTTCCCGATACGGAAGCTGCCGGAGCGTAGCATGTCTCGTTGTATCCGTTTCCCGCTATCCCGAAAAGGAAATCGCCAGTCAAAGGGGTCGAGCCATCATAATCCATCGGCTCCGATGTGAGCTCGATGGTCGTCTGGGTGGCGCTGATCGGCTGGGCCAGCCTTGGGTTTGTTGCGTCCGGGCGAGCCCATTGGAAGGCCCGAAGGGTGGCTGGGAATTTGGTGGCCGGGGTGTAGGGCATCGGGGGTTTTTTATTGCTTGATAAGGTTCCTTCTTCGGATCGGTATCTGCTTGCGGAACTGGAGCTTGACCCAGTTCAATTCATGCGGGAGCTGGTCGTGGCCCGTGATCCTAACCCTGATGCGCTGGAAATTGCGTATATAGTTCCTTGCGCCGGAGAATGATTCGATCATGGTTCCTCCATTGGATATGTCGCCTCCGAAGGCGTCTTCTCCCCATCCCTCCACTCCCCATCCGTTCTGCGGGCTTACCGAGTCGTTCGGAAGCCACCTCTGGCAGAGCTTGTCCGGGATGAAGTTGCCTTTGACGTCGAAGATGTCATAGCATATCCGAAGCTCGGTGGAAAGCGAGAATATGCCCTGGATGTAGGTTCCAAGGAGCATCTGCCTGGTCTCCAGCTCCCCGGCCTTCAGTTCGGTGTAGAATTCCGTCCATATGTCGGCCCCGTTGTCCGAGTATCCGTCGAACAGGCTGTACACCAGGCCGTCGACAGAGGAGAAGGAATAGGCGGCGTCCTCCGTGATCAGCAGGCGGCTCATGGACAGGCCATGGAGCTCGCTCACGGCCTTCTGGTCCACATTGTAGGCCAGGATGAGATTGTCGCTCTCGGAGCTTCTGGCGCAGGCGATGAAGAGCGTGTTTAGCCTCTTGTCGTAGGCCAGGGAAGTGTTCGAAAGGTCGATGTCCGTGAAGAAGTCGATGCCCAGGAGCAGGGTGGCGAGGCCTTCCTGGTCGGAGAATGGGATATTGGGCTGGCCCACGGAAGTGAGCTGCCAAAGCCCTGCCTCATTGACATAGAACAGGCCCCTCGGGGTGCTGATCGACCCCCTGAATCCGCCGAAGTCCTGGCGGTAGATGACGGGCGTGTCGAATTTCCTCTGGGTGCCACCCACATCGAGCGTGTCGATGGTGAAGGCCCATTTTCCGGAGGAGCCGAAGACTATGATTGTGTTGCCCAGGGAGTCGATGGACTGGACGTCACCGGCGTTGCGGTACGAGACCAGGCCTCCGTCGGTTGCCAATGTGCCGTTGGACCATGAGGAGAAAGGAGGATTGGTGCCGGAGTCCACTTCCGAGTAGCGCACTGAGAAGGGGTTGTCCCGAAGCTGCCCGGAGACAAGCCTGCTGCCGAAGACCTTGAGCCTCCTGGCGTAGGGTGCGGCCGAAATGGCGGCATAGGCGAACGTCACCGCCCCGTTGGCGGTCGCCGCTCCTCCCGATGAATCCGTCAAGGCCTCGTTGTCCACGAAAACGCCTGAAATTGATCCCAAAGTAAGGGTTCCTGTTGCCCCTGCGTCGGCGTCCTGGAGGATGACTGCGGTGGCTCCGGAGGTTCCGCCGGTCAGGACGGCCCCGACGGTGAAGTTCGAGGCCTGGGCATCATAAGCCAGGGTCTGCGAGACCCTCCCGATCCTGTCCCCGCCTGAAGCAACAAAAAAATAGTCGCCGTACTTCGCCCCCTCCATCCCGACCTCGATGAAATCCGCCTTGATGACAGTGAGAGTTGCCGAGGAAATCTCGTAGGCCGCCAAAGTCGTGTCGTAGCCAAGCATGAGGATATCAGGCGTGAACTGCTCCAGCATCGTGCCGGCAGTCCCCGTGGTATCCGCCAGCTCCGTCGCCCCTTCCCTCTTCTTCAGCCCTCCGTCGGAGGTGATGAGGTAATTGATGATCTTCAGTGCGTACTTCGGATCAAGAAGCTGGGAAAGGTCCCGCTTGTTCTCCCCCCCCTTGGAGAAGAGGGATAGTGCGGAGTTTCCTTGGGCCTGCGGTGGCTTGACAGGTTTGTACAATATTTTGGGCAATTTTAGTACCAGGTAGCTCCGAACCCGAATCCGGATCCGGTGCTGGTGAATGTGGAACCGTAGTCCGGCATGTCGAAAGCCATCGGGGCCTTCCTGATGTCCTCGCAGAATTCGTCCATGACGCGCGCAAAGCGCTGGTCGGCTATGCCTTCAGCGGTGTAGTCTTCATCCCACTGGCTATAGAAGACGTCCAGCGCCTTGATCGCGTACTCCATGTACTCGTCGGGGATGCACAGGTCGTCGGAAACCGCCGTAAGGGCAGTTACTTTAGGGATGTACCTGAGGACGTAGGACTGGCTCTGCGGAGAGGTGAATACCACATTGGAGCCCTGCAGGTAGTAGCCCCAAAGCTGGCTGCTGGGGCTGGTGAGTATCAGCCTCTGGTTGATGACGTTCCCGTTGGCGTCCAGAAGGAAGAATCCCGTGTTCCAGGGCTGGATGTCCTTGAAATCGGCCGGAAGGGCCTGGACGGAGGGGGCCTGCGCCCCGACGGTCGAGTATGATGCCGTGGCCACGATCCTGTCCGGATCCTCCGAAAGGATCAGCCTCCAGGCGTATCGGTTGATCTGGTTCAGCCACGAGAGGAAATCCGCCTGGGATACGTCGGATACGTCCTTCTTGTAGAGCGCGAACTGGGTGATTGCGTCCTGGACTGTCATGCGTAGTTGGTTGGGTATCTGGGGGGAGCCTTCTTCCGGATAGGCACGGATGGAGGCTTGGGCTTGGGGGTCAGTATCATTTTCGGCCCCTTCTTCCTGGTCAGGATCATTTTAGGCCTTTTCTTCTTGGAAAGGATTATCTTTGGCATGGTAAGGTTGGGTTACTCCTTGAATTCGATGCTGAACGGATCAAGCTTGCCACGTATGCTTGCCACTTCAACCTTCGTGGCCGTGGCAGTATCGGAAAGATTGCCGATCTGGACGGAGATCCAAGTGAACATCGCTACCAGGACAGTGATCATGGCCGTCACTATAAGGGAGAAGGTCGTGAAGCTGACGGTGCCTTTGATTTGGTCTTCTAGGTTCTTCACTCTTGTCTCAAGGGGTTGGAGGGCCTTGTCGCAGTGTGCTTCCATAGGAGAGGTTAGTTTATTCCGAGCAGCTCAGCCATTTCCACGTACGCCTCAGGCTTTCCCCACATAATAGCCCCGTTCGGGACCTCCCTTTCCCCCACCTTGGTCAATTTCTCGAAGTGCAGGCGGGCCTGGGCCAGCTCCTCCTCGTTCACGGGAACGGAAATCAGCTCAAGGCCATGCTTCTCGGCGTGCTTTTCGGCCTCCTCGCTCCGTTCCTTCATTATTTCTGCGATCTGCCCGTCGAATTCGTCCGCCTTCGCCTTGAACTCCTCCGGATCATTCCGGAACTGCTGCAAGGCCTCCCTGAAAGGCTTCATTTCCTTCTCCAGGTCCTCCATGTACTTGTCCATGTATCCCTTGAACTCCGAATTTGCCTTGTCCACGGCGATCCTGAGCCTCTGGAGCTTCAGGTAGCTCTTCGGATTGGGGACCTCCAGCGGGGAGCAGGCAAGGAATTTGGAGAATTCGTGGGCACGGAGCTTCTTGATCTGGATTTCCATGGGAAAAGGATAATTGATATTGCAATGATCCTATATCATTTCTTTTTCCTCTTCAATACGAGCCTGCGGCCGGGCTTGGGGGTCAGGACGATGCGGCCTGCCTTCGGCTTCAGGATCATCTTTCTCTGCCTTGGGCCGTACGGGGTGTTTTTGGCTGCCATTTTCCGGGGGGTTAGCATTGGTACTGTATAGAATACGGCTCCAGCCTCTCCGAAAGCCTTTTCAGCATTCCGATGTGGACAAGGCTGGCTGCGACAAGGGCGGATAAAAGTATTGCCACAAGGGCAATCGAAGCCTTTCCCTTTAGGGCTGAATTCAGTTCCCTGAGCTGCTGCCATGCTGCTTCGTCCCTCATCATCGTACGGCTAGGTATTTCACTGTCACATTCCTTCCTTGTCCGAGCCTGGTCCAATCCAGGGCGAATCCCTCCTCCGAAACCGCCGAGATCCTGGCCCTGTGGCCGTCCTGGGAGGCGTCCTGGATCCATACGGAGAACTCGTGGGACTTGGTGGAGAGCGATGCGGCCCCCAATGCCCCAAGAAGGGTCAGCAGGAAGCTGGAGGAGAATGCGCTGGAGCAGGCCGCCGCCGTTCCGTTGTCCCATCCGTCCGAGCTTGACGTCGGGTCGATGTCGTCCATGGCCGAGAGGAGAACGATGGAGGGCCGGAATCCAAGGGGAACCTCCTCGGCTCCGCTGCCGTCTTCCGAGGACCTGTGGAGGGTTCCGGCGGAGACCTGCGTTCCGGAGCCTGCAAGGGCTTGGACGGCGGATGAGAAGTCGGAGATATGGGAGGAGGCCAGCTCGGCAACGAAGTCCTCGCCTTCGACCAGCTTGGGATTGTTCTCGGTGCTTACCTTCAGGAATACTTTCGGCATGGTTTTTGGGGCGTTAGGCGACAAGGGGTATCTTGTACTGGGTTCCGTTTATGAAGACGGAGAAGGAATTGGTCGAGACCAGCGCCGCATCGGCGGCCACGGCCCTTTCGGTGTAGATTGCCAAGGTTGCGTTGCCGGCGGAGATGTCCTTGGAGTACAGATGAGTCCTGTCCGCGCTGGTGGTGGGGTCTGCGGCAATATTGCCAAGGCACAGGGTATTTGTTGCGGAGGCTCCGGCTGTGGACGCCCCTATGACCACATTGTTGTCGAATGAGTATCCGAGGGTTGCCCCAGTAGCGCCCGTGAAGGCGAGCCTGTTCGTCGAGTGCGTAATTCCGACGTCGCTGTTCGCCCAATTGATCACTCCTCCGGAGGCGAGGAAGAGGTCGGAGAAGGAGAGAGAGCTGCTTCCCAATGCCGCTCCGTCATTCGCCGTCGGGGAAAGCGTGGCGGCGAACCTGGACTCCCCGGACTTCACAAGAAGCCCCAATGATGTCGTCGAGAAGGAGACGTTCGATCCTGCGACAGGCGCATTCAGGATCGCTCCTGCGATTTCTCCTGTCACGGTCCTGACATTTGTGGACGATGTGTAGGTGATCGAGTCCACCCTGATCGAGGCAAGGTTCGCCAAGGTGGCTGTCTGGTTCCCAAGGGAGCTTCCTATGAATCCCCCAGTGAAGTTCAGCCCGTACAGGCTGCCGACATTCCCCTTTCCTGAAGAGATCCCTGGAGCGGTCACAAGGAGGCCGTAGACGGAGTCCCCGTTCGAGTCGCCTGGGGCGAAAAGCGTCCCTATGCCCAGCCCGAGGGATGCGTTGGTTCCTGCGGACGGCACTCCGTTGAATGAGGATCCGATTGCCGCCGTGACGGAGGAGGCTCCTGCGAAAGCCATCGTCGCCCCTGCATTCACGTTGAAGAAGCTCTGGAAGGCGATTGCCCCGGCCTCCCATGTGACTGTCCTGTTGAGCGAGAAAACAACATCCTCGATGGAATTCGATGCGGTCAGGCCGGTGAGGGCGGCGCCATTCACCCGGAAGGCGGTCGGCGTTCCGCTGGAGGACAGTATCTGGTCTATGGAGGCGCTGACGGATCCTCCGACAGTGAGGACGGATGAGCCTCCCGCAACCAGGCTGAGGCTGTTGGAGGCTGGCCTGAAGATTCCCGTGTCGCTGTCGGACAGGAAGGCGAGCGAAGGGGCTCCTAGGCTTCCGTCCGCCAGGCTCCTGGCCACATAGCCTGCCAGATCGGAAAGCAGGACCTTCCTGTTCGATGCCGCCCCGAAAGGGCTCTTGATGGTGGTGGCGTAGTCTGCCCCGGTGGGGGTTGCGTCTGCCGTGAGCTGGGATATCTTCTGGTCTGCCATGGGTTTTTTGGGTTGTCTATTGCAGCAGTATCAGGCTTCCGTCCTCCAGAAGCAGATCATCCCCGTCCTCAAGGAGAAGGTTGTCCACGACTGCGCCGTTGTCCGGAATGGCAACGGAGAGCTGGGCGGACACGGCGATGGCGATTCCGACGGGCATAGTTTAGAAGTAGGCCACGATTCCTGTGGCGGTCGTGTTGGTGCTCATTATCCTGGAGGTGACCACCGGGAACGGGACCCCTGCGGCTACGAATTGGGTGACCGAAACCCCCTGGTCGTTGAGCATGGCGACGTTTCCGGAGACTGCCACGACGATGGACCTCGTCTGGGCAGGCTCATTGATCGTCTGGCTGGTTCCGTACGGGGATTCCGCCGTGGCGTAGAACAGGTCCACGGTGTCGCTCGGAGTGACGGCCTTGAATTTGAAGGAGGATTGGATGGCGTATCCGGAGCTGGATGACATGATGGATGGATTAGGTTCCTTGCTTCATGCTCCCCCTGATAGGGGGAGGGAGAAATCAGGAATAGGAGATTGCGACGGTTCCCACAGGAGAAATCGATTTTACGATCTTGTATGCTCCTGCGTCCGTTGCGGCCGACCCCTGCACCGTAAGGACGGCTGGAGCGGCTGTCACTGCGGTGTTGCTCAGGATGAGCATAGGCGGCGTTGCGCCTGTGGCTGGGATCAGCCACATTCCGGCGCACTGGTTCAGGGTCATGGTCTGGTTGTCGGTCGTGGTCATCGCCTGGCCGGCAGCCGTAAGTCCGGTGCCGCTGAAGGCCGGGGTTGCCAGGTTCAGCGAGCCCGCTGGGGCCGTTCCTGTGAAGGTGGCGCTGACGGTCTTCTCGCTTCCGACGCCGGAGGAGTTGCCGACCAGGGCCTTGTTCTCGGCCAAGGGGATCTCCCCCGGGCTGATGACCTCCGTTCCGGTGATGGTGGTGGTGGCCCCGTCGGCGCTGACGGCGATGATGTCGGTTCCGTCAGACCGTTCGATCACGCCTCCATTCGCCAGGACAATTCTATCTGCGTATGCTGGGGTCTTCATGGATTATTGGGTTTAGGCGTTGATGGTGGCGGTGACAAGCCTCTGCTGGTCCCTGGTGAACACTGCGTTGCCGAAAAGGGTGTGCGTCATGTAGTTCATCGAGAGCTGCTTGGGCTCGGGATGGATGTACAGCTCAGGCCGCATCTGGATAGCCAGGGAAGGCGCTCCGAAGCGTCCGAACAGGTACTTGGTCGTGCAGGTCCCGAATACGTTGGTGCCGGCGGTGAAGGTCTCTGCCTGGAAAGGCCGTCCGAAGCCGGTGATGACGCTGGCGTTCGCTGCGAACGCTGCCGAATTGGCCTGCCTGTTCTGGAGGTTCCTGCGGTTGGTCACGGAGACGTCGATGTAGGTCGAGGCTCCCGGTGTGCCGGTGCCGTTGATGGCGTTGACGATGATGGCCTGGGTGGCTGCGATGTTGGCCCCGATCGAAATCTCGCCTGGATTGGCTGCAGTTCCGTTGGCCACGAAGGTCCAGGTCACGCCCCAAAGGGTGAAAGTGTCTGCTGCGGTTGGATTGGTGTCTGCGGTCAGGGTGACGGAATAGGGCAGGTTGTTGGTGGCGTACACCTGGAAGCCTCCTGCGCTGCCGGCGAAGCCGTTCCTCAGGGTGGTGTCGGCCTCATTGAAGCCGTTGGCGATGAAGGTCAGGGAAAGGGTCGAGATGCCGTCGGCGTCGGTCACGAAGAAAAGGGGGCCGTCGGTGGCGTTGTTCCTGTACAGCTGGGCCTTGCGGTCGGCCATCAGGTTGTTCATGTTCGAGACCGAAAGGGACGCGAACGAAGTGGAGTTCTGCGAGGCGCTGGTGATGGCGTTGTCGATGATCTCCTGGTCGATGTTGTTCTTCAGGTCGTAGGCGGCCTGGAAGGTGACGGTGGGGACGTACTTCGAAGTAGCCTGCTTCACCTCCACGGGGTCCACGCTGAAGGTGGCGGCCTTGGACTTGTCCACCACGAGGGTGGAGTCGAGGGCGGTGAGGGGGGTGATGGTCAGGTCGGTGCCGGGAGTGTAGTCCTGCACGTAGACGTCGGAGACGGTGGGGAAATGGACGGTATTGCCGGAAGTAAGCAAAGACTCGCATTTCGTGTTGCAGATCTCGGTTCCGATGAGCATGTTCCGGAGGTAGTCCTGGATCATGTCCTTCCACCATTCTGCGTTGACGATATTGGAGCCGTAGAAGCCTGTGTTTGCCATTGTCTTAGGGGTTTAGGGTTTATGGGACCCGACCCCCTACTCTTGAAGAGACTACTTCTTGCCGAAGCGCTGCCAGGAAGGCTGCCCTGCTGGGCCGCTGCCTGAATTGCGGTGCTTCTCAAGGTAAGCGATGCGCTGCTCCTGGGTTCCTTTCGGGCCCTTGTATTCCTCCCCCTCGAACTCGTAGGCCTCTTCTCCTTCGGTCTCCCTTGCTCCGGCGTAGCCTGGAACGGGAAGCCTCATGGCGGCAGCCTTCCTGGAGGAGTCTGAATCGAGCGAGACGCCCGCTAGGGCGATAGCCTTCTTCAGTGCCTTGGCGGTGGGGACTCCCATCGAGCGCAACTCCTTGAACTCCTCCTGCAATGCCGCCTTCTGCTCCTTCCGGAGCGTGGCGGATTCCAGCCTGGCTTTCATGTCGTCGAACTCCCGGTCGTTCTCACGCTTGGCAAGCTTCTCTTCCAGAAGCGTGTCGAGGTCCTTGGCGTCGTCCTTCCGCTCCGCCTTCTTGAGGCTGAGGGACTTGACGACCCATTTGGATGATGGGGGAATCTGGTCTACGGTGATCTCGCCCGAGTCGATCCTCCTCTGGTAGGATTCGATCGTCTTCTGGCGTACTGCCTGCGCATCCTGTGCTTTGGCGGTCTCTTTCCTGCTTTCTTCAGCGTCGAGATTCAGTCGGTCATCATCGCTGCTGGTACCGGCGTCGCTTGCGTCGTCCTCAGCGCCATCGGCGAACAGCTCGATGTCGTCCTGGGTATCGTTGTCAAACATATGGAATGATAGGGGTTAGGATCAGGGCCTGAGAATTCAAGCCTTTTCGTGCCAAAAACCCAGCGACGGACTTTCGGGCACGAAACGGCCTAAAGTTTGTCGCTGGGTATGGTTTGAAGGATCGTTTACTCGGTGGCTGAGCAAAAGCTATTCCTTGGGCCTCTCCCTGTCAAGCTTTTCTTGGAGGCACATCTCCAAAAAAGTCACCATGTCCATCACCCCGCCCCTGTAGGAGTCGAACTCCTCCGGCGTGAACTTGGCGGTAAAGGCGTGGGTATTGATCAGGGAGCTGGCCGCAACCGTCACTGCCTCGGCGTTCTGGGCCCAGAAGGAGGCGAAGGCCGAAAGCGAGGGGTCGCTGCCCAGGACCTGGAGGCAGGCCTGGGACTTGTGGTCCTGGCACGGCTTCTTGCAGGACCGGGTGCATTCGTAGCTGGGGATGCGGCAGGTGTTGTGGACGAACTGGGTGGTGAACTTCATCGGCGGGGATTAGGCGGCCATGATCGGCTGGCTCTTGGCGTTCGGCATCAGGCGGTCGGTCTCCGAGGGTGGCTGGACCTCCATGCTCTCGGGATTCTGGGGAGACTGCCCTCCTGTCAAATCCTCGTCGGAGAGCTCCTGGTCGTTGAGGGTTGCGAAGCGGCGGGCGGCCCTGATCCATCCTGGAGTTCCAGGCTGGAGCATCTGAAGCACCCTGCCGATCTGGGCCTGCTGCATCACGTTCGATGGATTGGCTCCCGATCTGGAGTTCACCTTGACGAAGTACTCGTTCTTGCGCAATTCGTCGGCGATGTCCCCGAGCGTGAAGGCGTTCCCCTTGATCTCCATGCCATCCACCCGGTAGTTCGTGGTCAGCTCCAGCGGGGTCCTGTTCGACTTCTTAACGAACTTCTTGATCATGTCGATGGTGGCCAGGATGGCGAATTCGGCCTCGGGGGCGTTGTACTCCTGGATCTGCTTGATGAGGGCCGTGCTGGATTCCTCCTCGGCCATGATCTGGGTTGCCGTGACTCCGGTTCCCCTGTCGATCTCGTCCAGCTGGATGCCGAGCCTCGCCACTTCCCTTGTGAATGTGTTGTACAATGATTCCCATTCCTGCCAAAGGCTCTGGGTGGTGAGCTGGGAGGCCACTGCCGAATTGGAGCCGGAAGAGCCGAATTCCTGGGCGATGTAGCCCTTCTTTCCGGCCGCGCGCATCTCGTGGGCGGTGCGGACCTTGTTGAAGAACTTGGAGGCCTGCGCCTGGGGTATGTTCACGATGGTGATCGGATACACATTGTCCTCCGCATGGCCGACTGCCATGTTCATCAGCTCGGCAGTCATCACGGCGAAGTCGTACACCATGTCGAATATGCCATGATTGTAGATCCCGGCCGACGACGGCATGCACATCTGGTTGAGCACGGGGATGTACTTCTCCCCGTCCAGCTCGAAGGGGTAGTCCTCCCCCTCATGCATCTCAAGCTCGGTCATTCCAGGTCCCCCGAATACTGCGTAGGTCTCGCTGTCCAGGTCGTAGAAGTAGGCGATCTCGGTGATTTCGCTGCCTTGGAGCTCTGCGGTCTGCGTGTAGGTGCGCTCCAGCTCCTTGAGCATGGAAAGATCCCTGGGGATCTGCCCGGGGGAGCCATTCTCCTTCATTTTGGGGTACAGCTGGCAAGCCTTGGCCCAGGAATAGGAAAAAATGACTACGCATTTGCTCACCCCCCTGCCCCAGGCGCCTCGCATGATAGTGGAATAGCTGTCGAAATAGCAGTTCGAGTTGCTGATCGGGTTGAAGAGGATCGGGACCTCGGCGTTCTCCTTGGGGTTCTTCCCCATCAGCATCCATCCGTCCCCCCACATGAGGGACTTCTGGAAAAGGCCGTCCTTGGAGTACATGGAGGCGTTGTACTGCCCCTTTTTCATCACCATGGCCACGGCGTCGCTGACCAATTTCTCCTTCCATTCGTCCTGGCCGGTTCCATGGAGGGTGAAGTCGAGCAGCTTCATGCGCTGTATCGTCTTCCAGAAGACCTGCTGGAGCATATGGCTGGTGATCTTCACGGCCCCCTTCCTCGGCGAGATCTGGAATCCTCCCTCGAAAAGGCGCTGGAGCACGATGTTCTTTCCGTCACGGATGATCTTGTCGTTGCGGGAGTCCTGCATCGTCTGTATGCAGGCTTCCTTCGGGCTCGGCTGCTTTCCCTGGTACGGCATCGGCAAAGTGGTTGCGTCGCCGGGCAAGCAATTGATAGCACTTTTCCTGAAGAATGCAAAGGGGAAACCAAAAAAGCCGGGAAAGTCCGGCTCCATGGCAAAATGTGTTTTGGATACCCAACCCACGTTTAGTCTCGAAGCCACTATACCACAAAAAGGAAAAATCATCCATTCAACGAATGGACGACCATTCCCGATCTTTGTTAAGGACTGATAGTCCTTAGCTCTTCATTTGACCTCCTAAACTTTTCACAGGGTTGGGAGGTCTTTTGAATTCAAGTCCTGGCAGCCTCCGCCTTCCGAGCATTGCATTGCTGAACGGAGCCCTGGGCTGAGCCAGAGCGGATCATGGCCGTAAGGGACGCTGCAAGGCTGGCCTTCCCCGTCCTAGCCGTGGCCACGGCGGGGAAGCAAACCGGAAACTAGTTGGCGGAAGCTGTCAGATCTCGATCTCCTGCCCGTACTTCACCATCAAGAACCTATCATTCTTGTAGACTATCACCTTTCCCCCGAAATCCCTTGTCATGAGGGCGTACCCCTTCCCGCTCATGCACTGCTTCTTGGCGTACTTCAGGCAGCCCCTGGTGTAGGGATGCGGATTGAGCAGGTCGAACTTCGCTTTGAATTCCTTGTCTGTCATGCCTGGATCCTAGCACATTTGTTCAAGTTCAGCCAGAACTCCTTCGAGTTCCCGAAATAGGAGGCAAGCGCCTTGGCATCCTCCGTCGTTATTGGCCTATTCCCTTCGATGATGAGGCAAAGCCTCAGCTTGGATATGCCAGTCGCCTCGCAAAGCTCCTCGGAGCCCAGGCCCAAAGGGATCATGAACTCCTGAAGAAGGATGTCGCCGGGGGTGATTGGCTTGGGCATTGTCGCTGGCTAAAATGGAAATAGCTCGTAAGCGATCTCAGCAATTTTCTGTTCAAGCCTCCACTCCTTCTGGTTCCCGGAGCTCAGGTAGTAGTAGTCTTCCTCAGAGGAGTCGAATGGGTGGCCTGGAAAAACCAAGCCTCTTCCTATTTTATGAATGACGGCCCTTTCTCCGTGCGCCCTGTGACTGATTATTTCCCCGATCTTGAATTTCGGCATATGTCGCTGGCTATTGGCTTTTCAAATTATCATTCAAATAATCCATCATCTTGCCCTTGAACTCCTCCATGATGGATTCAACGTGAGCCTGAGAGAATGCCATGCCGCACCCTTCATCATCCGTCCACAAGAGAAGCAATGGCCACATGTTATAGGTGTTTAGTGTATTCGGATTTTGACAAAAGAGCGAGCCACTCCTTGATCTCATCTATCCAAAGCTCCCTGGTCTGGGTGTTTCCGTCCTGCATGGCCAGATCCTACCACCCCCCGTTCATCTGCGCAACGGCACGGTCGTACTCGAGCTGCTCCTTCTGCTCCCGCTGCCTCTCCTCCCACTCCTCGGCCTTCATGAAGGGGAACCTGGAGTCCGTATTGCCGGTGATCAGCTTCTGGGCGGCCTTCTCGTAGGCGTCTTCAGGCTCCTCCCGCCTGAGGCTGGAGAAGGCGTAGCGTATGGCGTCCATGGGATTGCTCCACTCGTGGACCGCATCGTCCGGATCGTTCTGCACCTTGCCGTTGCCGTCAGTCCTGAAGAGGTAGTTCCGGTAGGCCTTGATGGTCCTGACGCTCCTGCTGGTCACGCTGATGCGCTGGTCCTGCACGTACTGGATTCCCTGGTATACGCTGCCCTGCCCCTTCTTCGCCCCGACCACATTCAGCCCGTATTCCTTCAATTCGTCTATGCTCTTGGGCTCGGCGCTGTCGGCCACCACAAGGGCATTCGGCTGGTCCAGGTTCAGGATGAAGTCGGCGATGCTCCGGTTGCTCAGGCCCTTCTGATAGAGCCTCTCGTCGACGATATAGCCGCCGTTGCATTCGTACACGTCCTCAAGCACGGTGGGATCCACGGAGTAGCCGAAATCCAGGCCCCGCCTCACAAGCCTGGCCTCGTGCGGGATCTCCTCGATGATTGCCCAGTCCTTGTATATCCTCCCCTCAGCCTCGCCCAATTGCCCCAGGCCGTAGACCTGCCACCAGTTCTTGCGGTCCTTCTTGGACTCGATGGAAAGCACGATCTCCTTGGGCAAGGCCTCGATGGCGTCCAGGTATGTCAGGGTCAGGAAGTCATGGTCCACCTTGCCCTTCACCTCAGAGTAGTACCAGAACTCGGTCGATGGGTTCCAGTCCAGCCACACCACCTCGCTCGTCCTCACCTCAAGCTGGTCGTAGATCTCGTAGGGTATATTGTTCGCCTCATTCAAAAAAAGCCCGTGCCTCCTCGGCCCGTGCGCCTTGCCCAGCTTGTCCACCGACTTGAACTTGAGGATCGTTCCCGTCTCGAATGCGTAGATCCTGGCCGTCTTGTTCCAAAGGGCGTCCTTCCAGTAGCCCCGGTCGATCATGATGGCCATGAAGTCCTTGATGGCCCCGTCGTCCAGGTGCGGGATGGATTCGGCGATCACGTCGAACTTCTTTCCGTGGTTGCTCTGGCACCAATCGATTATGCACATCAGAATCGAGACCGTCTTGCTGGCAGACGTCCCTCCGCACACTGCCCTGATCCTTTTCTTAAGCGCCAGGAGCTTGCGTGTCGCCGTTGTCACCTGATAGCCCATTCGGTTTCAGTTTTTTAAGTTTCAGGAATCTACGCCTCCACCATAGCCTGCCTGTGACCTGCATTTCAATCTCCCGATCTCCCCCCAGAAAAATGGAATCCCCTGACTCCATCCTGCTTATCTGTATTGTATTTCCGACTTCGGCAACAGGAAGGAAGCCTTTGAGCGGCACAAGGATATTATTCATTCTTTGGTTCGTTCGATAGCGGATCCGACAGGCCGCCCAGGAGGGGCTTGGGGAACAGGTCCTTGCCTTCCGGCCCGGTGTGCTCCGTCCTGTCGCTCCACTCCGCCTTGCTGTCCTTGGAGTGGGTCAGCAGCCACTGCGCCGCCCTCTCATCCTCGGCCGCCGCCATCGCCACCTTCATTTTGGCCTTCCAGACCGGAAGCTTCCTCAGCTCGTCGGCATGCTCCCTGTTCCCGGGCCTGGCGATCCATTCCATGACATCGGAATAGGGCAGGCCGGAATGCAGGGCGGCCTCGCTCGGAGTGGCCCCGTGCCTGAAGGCTTCGAGCATGAGCTGCTCCTTTGGGTTGAGGGCTGCCTGTTCCATTCGGGTTCGGTTACACCTCGATCTCCCCCTCGTCGCTCGTCTCGATCGAGTGCTGCGCCCTGAAGGCGTCGATGGCGCTCTGCCTGGCCTCATCCTTTGTCGGGAACGAGCCTGCGCTTGGGAAGTCCCTGATGATGCCCATGCTGCTGGTGTGCGTGACCTTTGCGGTCCACTCGTTCCGGAAAGGGAATTCGAGGTAGGTGAACTTGACTGGGATCTGGGCCATGGGATGGTTGGGTTATTGTGCTCTGATTCTTTTCGCCTCCTGGATCAGCCAGTTCAGCGTCTCCTCCTTGCCGCACCCGCATTCGTACATGGAATCGGATTCTCTCAGGCAAAGGATATGCTCATTCCCGTGCGCCGAGCATTCCCCCGGGACGGCGTATCCGAAACGGCAGTGGCATTCTGAGTCGTCGGGGCAGCCTGGAACGATGGCCATAAAATATGCGCTAGTAGCTCTTGCGCTTGCCCTGGTCGATCTGGGCCTGGAAGTGCCGGGAGGGGACGAAGGAATCAGTCTTGCGGGCGAAGTCCTTGCCCTTGAGGATCACCAGGGGAGCCTTGAGCGGTTTGCGGTTCTTTTCCATGCCTGAAGCATACCGAAACCGGAAAAAAGCGCAATGCTATTTGGGAAGTATGATCATGCAATGATTTGACAGTCATGTATTTTGTTGGGGAACTGGGCTTAGTGCAGAATTTCGTTTTGACCCCCCCCTCTCTTACTATATTTCTTCCTTTTCCTTCTTTTCTTCCTTTTATTATATTATATTATAATATATATACACTATTGCACTATTATAGTCTCCAAGCGATGAAAATCGGTGCATTGGACTCCAAAAAAAATGCCCTAAGTTCAAATATTCCGAACCACGTAAAAATCCATGCAAAAACAACTTTGCACCGGGTGAATTTTTCGCACTTTCACAATAAAACAAATTCGCTTTATGTAAAATTATCATTCTGAAATATTTCAATGATTTAGTGAATAACAGGAAAAAATCCTGTCAATCAATCCCACTGTCAAGCCCTCCTGCGTTGACTTCCTTCTTCCGGCGTGCTAGGTTTGCGCTCGCATTCAGGACCGGGGTACAGAAGGGCGAAAGCCTTCCTGAATGCTATCCCGGTCCTATTTGCATTAAAGCAGAATCCAATGCCGAAGAAGAAAAGCGACGCGATGATGGTGGCTGAGATGATGTACTCCACTGCGCTTCGGCTGTTCAGGGAGCATTCCCTGATCCGGTTCGATTCAGGATTCTTCCTGTGGAACGAGGAGGTCTGGAGGCAGGAGAGCGAGGAGAACACCATGTCCTGGATAGCGGCGGAATGGATGCGGATGCATTCCTCGCCCTGCACGGAGACCAGGAAGAGGGAGATCGCGAATATGCTGAGGGACCTGACCTACGGGGAATACCGCCTCCAGATCAAGCACAGGCAGGAGGGGGCGAGGGCGGACTGCGTGAGCGTCAGGAGCGGGATGCTCGACCTGAGGACCCTGGAGACCAGGCCCAGGACCAAGGAGGACTTCGTGTTCCAGAAGCTCCCGTTCGACTACGTCCCCGACCCTGTCCTGCCTGAAATGGAGCGCTTCCTGGCGACGAGCATGGGATTCGGGTGGCCGCTGCCTCCCGAGACGGACATGGAGGACTACGGGAAGGTCATGGATTTCGTGCAGGAATGGATGGGCTACACGCTCTCGCCGCTCAACCCGTTCGAGAAGGGGCTGATCATGCACGGCGAGGGGAGGAACGGCAAGGGGGTGCTCCAGAAGATATGGGCGACGGTGCTTGGCAGGCAGAACGTCTCCCATGTGGACATCGTCGGGATCAACGACGGCAGGGAGGTATTCATGACCCGCAACAGGCTGGCCAACTTCTCCTCGGACATCACCTCGGGACAGCAGCTGGACACGGCGGTGCTCAAGAAGGCGATCTCGGGGGAGATAGTCACGGCGCACGAGAAGTACAAGCCGGAGTACGAGATGCCGTTCACGGCCAAGATAATCATGCTGTGCAACGAGATGCCCTTCGTCAGGGACTCGGGGGCGGCGGTGCGGGAGCGCTTCCACGTCCTTCCGTTCCGGAAGGTGTTCTCCGAGGGCGAGAGGGACCCCTACCTGCTATCCAGGCTGGAGGCGGAGGCGGGGCAGATCTTCTCATGGGCGGTGAACGGCCTGGTGAGGCTGAGGAAGAGGGGGCGCTTCGACCTGCCCAGGAGGTGCATGGAGGCCGCCGAGGGCCACATGCTGGAGAACGACAGCGTTGAGGAGTGGATCCAGGAGGAACAGTGCAGGGCCGAGGGGTCCAAGGCCGAGAGGAAGGAGGCGTGGAAGCACTACAGGACCTGGTGCGAGAAGTCGGGGCTCAAGGCGGGCGGCAAGACCCGCTTCTACTCGAAGATGGAGAGGAAGGGCTTCCGCAGGATGGCAAGCAACGGGGTGTGGCACTTCGAGGGGCTGGCCCTGCCGAATGCGTTGCCTTTCTGATATTCAATAACCCGATTCCCTATGATCTCCAAGTCCCAATTCTTCCCCACTGTCCTCATCCTGCTGGACCTGTGCGCCTCGGCCGTATGCGCCTCCGGGGGCGACTGGCGCAGAGCCGTCTACTGGATAGCGGCAGCGACCCTCACCACCTGCGTAACCTTCTGACATGCTTTACCATTCCGAACCCGCAGGCGATATCCACTGGGGCGATTGCCTTGAGGTGATGAGGGAAATTCCGGACAAATCAGTAGACTTGGTTCTGACGGATCCTCCATACGAAGATGAATGCCATTCAAGCAACAGAAGAGTGATTTATTCCGGAAGGCCTAAAAAATCTCAACTGGATTTCTCAAGAATTGATGATGAAACAAGGATGGAATCCGCAAAGGAAATTAGTAGGATAGCAAAAGGGTGGGTCCTTGTTTTCTGTCAAATTGAAGCAATCCATAAATGGCGAGACGCATTCGAGAAGGCCGGAATGAAATACAGAAGAACATGCGTTTGGGTGAAGCCGGATGGCCTTCCGAACTTGAGCGGGGATGGACCAGGCATGGGTTATGAGGTTTTTATGGCTTTCCATAAAATCGGAACAGGAAAAAGCAGATGGAACGGTGGCGGTAGGCATGGGGTTTTTATTTTTCCCAAGGGCGAGACCAAGTTCAAGGGAAATTCTCATCAGACAATTAAACCGATTAAGCTTTTTCACGAAATCGTCAGTCTGTTCTCAGATCCTGGCGATCTGATCCTCGACCCCTTCCTCGGCTCCGGAACAACCGCCAGGGCCGCAAAGGACCTTGGCCGGAAGTTCATCGGCATAGAGCTTGAGGAGAAGTACTGCGCCATCGCCAAGAAGAGGCTGGAGCAGGAGGTGCTATTCTAATCCAAACACAATGGACAATATCGCCATAGCCAAGGCCGCCAACCCAAGAAGGACAAGGGAAGATTTCGCCGAAAGCGGGCTGCCTTGGCCAGTTGACCCATTCATGGCAGCGGACTATTGGGGGGGGTTGGTCTGGTGGGAGAGTTTCGACAAGGAATACGAAAGCATTTTTGAC